ACGCTTTTGTCGGTATGTTCAAGAAGCTGAAGGCCCCCTACACTGAGACCGGTTCTTTCGATGAGGACAAGCTGCTGGGGCTGATCGATCATGTCGAGGCTTCTACCGGCGAGACCGCTGTGATTGTTGGCACTCGCAAGGCCCTGCGTAAGATTAAGACTGCTGTTGTGTCCGATTCTGCCAAGGAAGAGATGTACGCAATGGGTCACTTCGGTCGTTTCAATGGCACCGAGCTGGTTGCCGTGAAGCAGCGTCATAAGAGCGGCACTGACGATTTCATCCTCGACGACAATGTCCTGTATGTTTTTGCAGGCGACACCAAGCCTATCAAGCGCGTTACCGAGGGCGACGTCACTATGCTGATGGGTACTCCGATGAATAATGCCGATATGAGTCAGGAGTTCCTGATGATGAAGCGCACCGGCATTGCTGTAATCTTTGACCGTGATTTCGGTGTTTACAATCTGTCTGAGTAAGTTCTATATACGCGGCGGGGTTATTCCCTGCCGCTTCTTTAATTAAATAGGAGGAAATAATGGCAAGACGTGCTACTACAAAAACTGCTGCGCCCAAGACTGCTGCATCTGCATCCGCACCTGTGGCTACCACTCCCGCAGTAGAGATTACAAACGATACTATGGTTGAATGCCGAAGCGGCTGTGCTGGCAATTTGATTTACAAGTCTAAGCTTAACCCGGGCTATGTGGTTGAGTGGGATGATTTTGGCGATGTTCAGGAAATGGAGTATCGCGAGCTTGTCTCTATGCGCGGCAACCAGCGTCGGTTCTTTGAGGAGAATTGGATTCTGATTGATGACCCGGCTGTCATTAAAAAGCTTGGTGTCGAGCGCTATTACAAGAACAGTCTGACCAGTGATGATTTCGAAGATGTGTTTACCATGTCTGCGGACGACATCAAAGAGATTGTTCCTACCCTGCCCGGCGGCACTAAGGATGCGATTGCTTCTGAGGCAAAGAAGAAGATTGAGTCCGGTGAGCTGGATAGCCGTAGTGCTATTAAGGCACTGGAAGATTCTCTGGATGTCGAGCTGGAAGAGACTGTCTAAATAAAGGAGGCGGGCTATGGCAACCACTTTTGAAAGTATCTATGCCCGCTGTCGTGGGCGAATTAGAGATTATGACAAGGAAGGCTACACGGACGAGATGTTTGCGGCCGCAGAAAAGGACCTTTTGCAGTTAGCCATTGATGATTTTGTGGACACCTGCGTTCAAGATTTGACTGATTATGACGAAGAGCTCGAAGAGTTCAACATCACTTTGACTCGCAAAGAACAGAGCATTCTCGCGCTGAGTATGATCATTCACTGGCTTGAACCATATGTCTATAATTCAGATGCTCTGAAAAATGCTATGAGTACAAAAGATTTCTCTGTATTCTCCCCTGCGAAGCTGCTTGAGCAGATGAAAGATTTACTGCAGCAATCAGAACGGAAGCTAAAGGCCGAAATGAATGGTTATTCGTTCAAAGTCAACAAAGTTTCTTCTCTGACTGAGTAAGGTGGTGAGGCTATGACTCGATCAGAATATAGAAAAATGCTGAACTTTGATGGTCCAACCCAGCGTGACAGAATCGTTAAAAAAGCGGTAAAGGATCAGAGCAAGCTGGCACCTGTCAGTCCCTCATATAAAGATGTCACGATTGATGATGTGCCACGCAAACTTAATATTGTATCGTCAACTGTTATGAATCAAAAAATCATACATAGTCTCCCGGGTGAAGATTTCGTTATTGGCAGTATCGTCTACTGGAGTAAGAGCCACTGGCTGATTACAGAACGTGACGCCGAGGATGAGATTACTGTTCGCGGCCGCATTCAGATCTGTCAGAAACAAATTACTTGGCAGGACGATAAAACCCATGCGATTCATTCTCTTTGGGCCACTGTTGAAAAACCGTACTATTCCAATTTGGAAGAAAACAAAGCGATGAGCTACTCTACTCGCGAGTTTAGAATCCAGATGCCTTTTGATGAATATTCTGCAAATCTAAACATCGATAAACGTCTCATGTTGGAAATTATCAATGGAGAGCCAAAAACTTATCGTATTACATCGATTGACCAGATGACGAGTCGTATCGATTACAATGGTGAGCAGATTGGCTTCCTCTCTTTTAACGTCGAGCAGGATCTATACAATCCAGAAACCGACAACATAGAAAAGATGATTTGTAATTATGTGCCGATTGATGATGAGGCTGTAGAGCCGCCCGAAATTGTATACCCACCAGTAGAAGACAATACACCTGAATATGTGTTATCCATTGATTTTACTGGCGAGCCAACGATTCAGACCGGCGGTTTCGGTAAATTATTCGCCGCAACTATTGACGGCGAGACTTGTGAATCAGCTACATGGACTTTAACTGGAAATCATATCCCGGATGAAATCCATTTTAAAAATGCGACGGATTCTGTTTCGAATCCAAAATTGATTGGAACGGTAGTAACTTTAACGGTTCGGTCGGGCAAATTGACCGCCAATGTAGAGTTGGAGGTGATCTGATGTGAATCTTGAAGAGATTGGTTCCTTCAAAAATAAAATCGTATCCAAATTGATTAACGACGATAATATCTTAGATGTCCTTCTGGGAGATCTCGATAGCATTGACGATCCTGAAACTGCTCTGCTTGGTAAGGATGGGTCAGGAAACGGTGGACGAGTATTTAAGTTCGAATACATCCCCGATACGCAGGAGAACTCTAAAACCTTTTTATGCGTTGAAGTTGTTCCACAGGAAACCGATGGTGATACGATTACAGACATGATTATTTATGTGTTCGCATATTGCAGTAAAAACCTTATGCAAACATACCGCCGTAAGGGGCAAGCTGGTACACGTATTGATATTCTTGTCAGTGATATTGATAAAATATTAAACGGTAATTCAGAGTTCGGAATTGGTCCGCTTGAATA